TCCTAAAGTAGGCACTGGTAAAAAACCAAAAGGGTCTGGTAGGAGATTATACACCGATGAAAATCCTAAAGACACTGTTAAAATTAAGTTTGCGACGCCTACGGACGCTCGTAAAACCGTCTCGAAAGTCAAAAAAATTAACAAACCGTTTGCGAGAAAAATACAAATCCTTACGGTTGGTGAACAGAGAGCCAAAGTTATGGGTAAGACGCAGGTGGCAAGCATATTTAAGAGAGGCAAAGAAGCGATTAGGAAAGGGAGGAAAACGTGAGTAGAAAAGGAATAATAACTGCACTTCATGCTAAATATGATGCAGACATAGCTACAGCTGATGCTACTGTGAATATCTATCTAGATAATCCTGTTGGTATTGGTGAACATCCACAACATCTGGAAGAAATAGATAAGTTGTTAGGTAAAATAGCTGAAGCAAAAGATAAAAAAGAAGCATTAGAAGATTTTGAATAATGGAAGATTTAGTAATAATAGATAAGATAAAAAAAGCAATTAAAAACGCTGAAACTCAAATAAAAGATACAATGATGAGTGGAGGTGTTGACAATATGGAAAAATACAAGTATTTATTAGGTCAGGCACATGCCTATCAAATAATACTACAGGAAATCTCTAACCTGCTAAACTATAAGGAGCAAAAAAATGAGCAAGGAAACATTATCGACATCGGAGACAAAAAAGGAAACTCCTAAACACGTCAATGCACTAGAAGAAAAATACAAAGAAGAAGCAAAACAAGAACCTCACGCAAAAAGATTAGACCCAGATAACATTCAAGATGTAGCTGATCAATTACCAGAACCATCTGGTTACAGATTATTATTATTACCATTTACACCTAGAGAAAAAACTAAAGGTGGAATTTTATTTTCACAAGAACAATTAGATAAAGCACGAATTGCAACAACGTGCGGTTACGTTTTAAAGATGGGAGACCTAGCCTATAAAGATAATGAAAAATTTATAGAGCCTTGGTGTAAAGTAGGAGATTGGGTAATTTTTGCCAGATACGCTGGTTCAAGATTACCAATAGAAGGCGGAGAAGTGCGTATAATAAACGATGATGAAGTTTTGGGTACAATAAAAGACCCAGAATCTATTCTTCATTACATTTAACATAGGAAAGGAACTATGCCAAAAGAAGAAAAAAACGATAATCTAATTGACGTAGGTGATGCTGATGAATCAGCAACTGAGGTTAATTTAGATGAACAGCAACCCAAAAAGGAAGCTGCAAAAGAAGAAGAAAAAATCGAAGTGGAACAGGTGGAGTCTGCTCCGGAAAAGGTGGAGACACAGAAGGAAGAAAAAAAAGAAGAGAAAAAAGAAGATGAGTTAGAAAAATATAGTGAAGGCGTTCAAAAACGTATTGCTAAATTAACTCGTAAGATGAGAGAAGCAGAAAGGCAAAGAGAAGAAGCAGTAGCTTACGCTCAATCAGCTAAAAAAGATAAAGAACTTATGGAAAGTAAACTTTCCAAGTTAGATAAATCTTATGTTTCAGAATTTGAAAACAGAGTCAAAACAAATATGGACGCTGCAAGACAAGCTCTGAAAGTTGCTATTGAAGCAGGAGATGTAGATGGTCAAGTATCAGCACAAGAACAAATCGCAAGATTATCTTCTGATGCTGTGAGATTAGGTCAGCTTAAAGCTGCGGAAGAAATGAAATCTGAAAAACAGGTTAATATTAATCCGCAAAGAAGATCTAATACAAACATGCCTACGGATCCTAAAGCAGAGGAATGGGCTTCTAATAATAGTTGGTTTGGTAACGATTCAGCTATGACTTACACAGCTTTTGATATACACAAAAAGCTTGTAGAAGAAGAAGGATATGATCCAAAAACTGATGAATACTATGCAGAAGTTGATAAAAGAATAAGACTTGAATTTCCGCATAAATTTGATAAGATAACGGATACAACTACGGAGAGAGCAAAACCTGCTCAAAACGTAGCTTCGGCTAAACGATCAGCCCCCCAAGGTCGCAAAAAAACTGTTAAGCTCACACCTTCACAGGTAGCAATTGCTAAAAGATTAGGTGTGCCACTCGAAGATTATGCAAAACAAGTAAAAATCACGGAAGGAGTATAAGCATATGGAAAAAGATAAAATGAAAACTTCACGTGCGAGTCAAACAAGATCAAAAGCAGAAGCTAAAAAGATCTGGACTCCACCCAACTCACTCGATGCACCGCCTGCGCCAAAAGGCTTTCGACATCAGTGGATTAGAGCTGAAAGCATGGGGTATCAAGATACCAAAAATGTTGCAGCGTCTTTAAGAGAAGGATACGAATTAGTTCGAGCTGATGAATATCCCGATCAAGATTATCCACAAATGTCTGAGGGTAGATACGCAGGAGTCATAGGAGTAGGTGGCCTTTTGCTGGCAAGGATACCAGAAGAGATCGCACTTCAAATTGACGAGTATTATAAACAAAAAACTCGTGACAAAGAAGAAGCCATTAACAACGATCTTATGAAGGAACGGCAAGCTGGGATGAAATTCAATAGTGAATCTTCATCTAGTGTAACCTTTGGTGGTACAAAGAAAAGCTAATTATTTAGCAATTCCTATCCAACAAATTAACCCGTACCGGAGGCTCTTCGGAGCAGGTACATAAAAAGGAAACAAACTATGGCAAATGCAAGTACAACTGGATTTGGTTTAAGAGCTGTCATGAATGTTGGTAATACTCCAGCTACTTCAGGACAATCTGAATACAAAATCCAAACTGCACCAGGCGTAGCGTCAAACAAAGGCGATCCAATGTCGTTTAACGACGGTGGAGCAACTGCGGGCGAAGCTGGTAAGGTGCAAGATGCTTCTTTTACTACTACTGATGATGGTGGAAATGGCGGAACTGCGTGGACAACTGCGAACTCTGCTCTTTTATTAGGTGTTTTCAACGGAGCGTTCTTTATTGATTCCAATGGAAAACCTACATTCTCAAATAATGTAGTAGCATCACAAGCAACGTCAATAGACTACAACACAGGGTCTAATGACATCATAGCTTTCATCAACGATAATCCTTTACAGGAATACGTTGTAAAAGCTGACGCCGCTTTGGCACAAACTCTTCTTGGAGTTAACCCAATGCAAGGCTTTAACACTAACAACTACACAGCAACAGATAACAAAGATGGTCAATCGATCACTACGTTAGATGTTGGTTCTGCGGCAACAACTTCAATGTTTACTGTCGTAAGAAACGCAAACGATCCAGAGAATAAAGATCAGTCTGCAGCGGGATGTAATTTCGTTGTAATGATCGCTCCGGGTAGTGGCCTGTATAACTAATAGCAAATAGGAGTATATAACTATGGCAATATCACGAGCACAACTAGTTAAAGAACTAGAGCCTGGTCTAAATGCACTATTTGGACTAGAGTACAAACAATATGCTAACGAGCATGCTGAAATATTCGACACAGAAACTTCTGACAGAGCTTTTGAAGAAGAAGTAATGTTATCTGGTTTCGCGAATGCGGCAGTAAAACCTGAAGGTCAAGGTGTAACATTTGATGATGCACAAGAAACTTTCACAGCACGTTACACTAACGAAACAATAGCACTTGCTTTCGCGATCACTGAAGAAGCGATCGAAGACAACTTGTATGACAGACTTGCGTCTAGATATACAAAAGCATTAGCAAGATCTATGGCAAACACGAAGCAAGTTAAGGCAGCAGCAGTATTGAACAACGCGTTTGATTCAAACTTTGCTGGTGGTGACGGAGTAGAACTTTGTTCTGCTGTTCACCCAACTTTAGCGGGAACTTTCTCTAACGAGTTAAGCACACCTGCTGAACTTAACGAAACTTCATTAGAACAGTCGTTGATTGACATCGCGGCGTTTACTGATGAAAGAGGCTTAAAAATTGCAGCACAAGGAGTGAAATTAGTAATTCCTTCGGCTTTACAATTTACTGCTGAAAGACTGATGAAGTCTGCTGGCAGAGTAGGCACAGCTGATAATGACATTAACGCAATCGCGTCAATGGGAATGATTCCACAAGGTTACGTAGTAAACCACTACTTAACTTCTACGAAGAAGTTCTTCATTAAAACAGATGTACCTAACGGTCTTAAGCATTTCGTAAGATCACCTATCAAAACTTCAATGGAAGGTGACTTCGATACAGGAAACGTAAGATACAAAGCTAGAGAGAGATACGTATTCGGATTCTCAGACCCTAGAGGTATCTTTGGTTCTAACGCAACATAATCGTTAAAATAAATAATTTAAAAAGGGGCTTAACGGCCCCTTTTTTTTGTGGTAAAAGGTGAATAATCATGACAAAATTTCTAGTTAATATCAGGGCGTATGGATATCATGCGCGATTCATAGTTGAAGCAGAAGACAACGCCGAGTCTATTGAAAATTCAATAGTTGACAAACTAGGAGAAAAAGGTGTAAAATGGGAAAAAGACGGATTTACTAGTCGGTCTATAAAATGGATTACCTATGAGGAGGTCCTAGATGCAAACACTTTCAGACCTTTACAAGCAGAAAAGGAAGCTGGAACTGGATTGGGAACAGCATCATCTTAATGAGGGTAGATATACTCTCGATATGGTTAGGATAGATCATAAAGTCAGAGAAATTATTTCTGATATTAAGATGGAAGAAGCTAGGTTGGCACAATCGATCAACAAAGTTGAAGATGCAGCCCCAAGCGTGTCAGTAGCTACGTAAACAAACGCTACATCGTTGAAAACGTACATTCATTATAAGGCTCTCTTGCACTCTACTAAAATTTACTATATATTCTCAACACTATACATTTAATTAGAATACTGACGCGTATAGTCGACGGCCTAGAGACAGTATTCGGAAAACTA